CGCGAACCATTACCAAGGTGGGCAAGCTATTGGATACCTCAGCAGTAACATACCCAGCAAGCCCGACGGCTTCAGTATACGCGCGAAACATGGCAGCGGCGGCGCAGGAAGTGGAGGAGTTGAAAGATGAACAGGTAGCAAGCGAACCCGTCGAGGAGAAGCGCGCAGAACCTGAAACGATAAAAACAGAACCGCGTAACTTTACGCAAAATATTACAAAGATGACTTTAAACGATTTGAAAGGCCAGCGCAATGCGAACTACGAAGAATTCGTAGCCATTGGCCAAAAAGCGGACTCAGAGGGCCGCGTATTAACTGAAGCAGAGCAAGAGCGATGCGATAAGTTGGACAACATGATTCAAGACCTTGACGTAAAAATCAAGCACAAAACACGCGAACAGGAAATGGTTGCACGCATGGCGCAAACAGGAACAGCCGGCGCATCAGAGCAGCGCGAAGTTGAGCGCGTCAACGGTTCTTTTTCCCTAAGCCGTGCAGTAGCTGCGGTTGCAAACGGTCGAAACTTGGAAGGTGCAGAGGCAGAGTGGGCAAGTGAGGCAAGCAAGGAAGCACGAAGCCAAGGGTTGCAGATGGCTGGACAGATTGCAATTCCTTCAGTGGCTTTGCGTGCTGGAGCTGCTGACGACTTCCAAGCAGGAAGCGGCGACGGTTCTGGATTCGTTCCTACTGTTGTACCTGCTGCAATCGAAGCACTGCGCGCCCCTACCGTATTGGAAGGACTCGGCACGACAGTAATCCGAAACGCTACAGGTAACTTGCAGTTTCCACGGGTAAGCAATAAAGCAGTTGGAACAGGTGAAACAGAAGTTTCAGCCGATGCAGCTTCAACCATGGAAATGGATGACGTTACTTTGACTCCACAGCGTGTTGCAGCTAACACCAAGTATAGCAAGCAATTGATTTTGCAGGGCGGTGCAGAGGTGGATGCTTTGATTGCTAACGAGTTGGCGGCAGCTATGAACGCTTATGTAGATGATTACGGTTTTGATACTATTATGGCGTCGACTGCCGTTAATCAGGTAGTAACAGCGGATGACGCTTTAGATGCTGCAATTGTGAACGCAATGGAAACGGCTGTGCTTGCAGACGGTGGAAACCTTGCAGGCTCTGCGTACGTTATGAGCCCAAAAGCTTACGAGCTTTCGAAGGCTTTGGCTCAGGTTGCAAGCGTCAACGCACTTTGGGAGAACGGGCAGTTCAATATGTATCGCGGCGTGGCCACACCTTACTTGGTAAACTCTGTACTCGATGCAGCTGTAGGCGGTTCAACAGTTGGCGGAAATATGATTTTCGGAAACTTTGCACAGGGCGGAATATTGGCCTACTTCGGTGGCATCGATTTGCTTGTTGATCCGTACAGCGATGCAGGCACTGCACAAATTGCATTGCACGTCAATCGTTTCTTTGACTTCGATTTGCGACAGCCTGAAGCATTGGCAACAGCTACGAAGTTGAGCGCTTAATTTGGTTAGGTTATAGTTTGGTGAAAGGGGGGGCTTCGGCCCCTCTTTTTTTTGTCCGTATTTTAGCGACATGATGACCGTAGAAATAACAGGCACGCCCGACCTGAATAGCATTATTACCGTGGCACAGCTTAAGGAGCATTTGCGCGTGGATCACACGGATGAAGACACTTTAATCGAAGCCTATCGAGATGCAGCGATAGCGTGGGTTGAGGACTATTGTAATACGCGGCTGGGTGATGTTACCGCCGTCGGTTACATAGACTTTTTTTACAACGTCCGTCTGCCTATTGGCCCGGTCAACTCCATCACCTCGGTGCAGTACACGGACACAGCGAACACCACGCAGACACTAGCCGCCGCTAAGTGGTGGGCTGATATTAAAACCAAAGCCGCGCGGATCACATTTGATAACGTGCCCGATTTGTATGACGACACTTTTAACGCGGTGCAAGTAAATATGAACGTAGGGTATGCGGAGGCCGATATACCAAAGCCTTTCATTACTGCCATTCGGTGGATGGTTGCACACCTATACGAACAGCGGCAGCCAGTTGTAGCCGGTACAATTGCGACCACCTTACCGCTTGGCCTGTATGCTATCCTGAACCCTTACCGCGTTATTACTTCAGTATGAGAATCGGGCAAAGCGATAGACGTATAGAGGTGCAGAGCTACACCACCAGCGCCAACGCGTACGGCGAGCGCGTGCCGTCATGGTCTACCTTGGTAACCGTATGGGCTGAACTGATGAAGGCCGGCGAAGGTATGGCGGAAAAAATTACAGGCGATCAGGATATGCCTGTGCAACGGCTGCGCTTTAAGATACGGAGCAGCACGGACACGCGGGCAATAAATCCAGCGGACCGAGTTATCTACAACAGCAACACCTATACCATTCAAGGCATTGAGGAAGTTGGACGCAATGACCAGCTTATTCTACTTTGCGAAATAACCGGAACACATGGCACAGGGATCACTTGAGCAGAAAGGCGGGAAGGTTGGATTTGAAGGAATCGGCGCAGACATTAAGCCGTTGATGAAACAATTCGAGCAGCTGCGTAAACAGGTCAGCGATACAAACGTGCAAACCCGTATACATCGAAGCGTTGGCAACCTGTACAAAAAAGAAATGGTTGGCAACATAAAGGACGCGCGCGAGGTTATCCGCGTACGCAGAGGCGGCAAGGGTGGGCCGGATATTAAAGTGGGAACTTTGCGCCGATCCATAAAGGTGTGGAAAATTGACAAACGATTCAGCACGTTTTGGGTTGGGCCGCGCGTAGGTAGGCGCGCACCGAAAGACTCGGATGCATGGTTTGCAAATATCGTGGAAGGAGGCGACCAGAAATTTGGAGGCAACAAACAGAAGGGCGTATTTGAGCGGTCGATAGCTAACACGCGAGCCGCCGCGTTTGAAGCTATGAAAAAGAAATATGATTTTCAGATCAGGAAGGCCGCAAGGGAGAAAGCAAAAAAGCAAAAGAAATGAATGCAGGAATAGCCGCGTACGTAATACTGACGCAAAACACAGACGTCACCAACATCGTTGGCGTCAACATTTTTCCAGAGGTTGCAGAGCAGGAAACAGCCACGCCGTTTATTGTGTATCAACTTCTGAGCGTGGCGCCTGAGGATACGCACGACGGGCCGAGTAAGCTCGACGAAGTACGCTTTGAATTCCTGTGCTACGCCGATAGTTATGCGCTGGCCGCTGATCTTGGCAGCAAGGTACGCGGCGCACTGGATCGCGTTAGCGGAACATACAACGGGGTGAACGTGGAGAGCGTCCAATTCAATGACGTTGATATAGACACGATTGACGCGCCGCGCCGCTTCGCGCAAGTGCTTACGTTTACTTTTCGAATTAAGCGCGATAACGTACAGATTGCACAGGGCACACCGGTCACAGGTGCAAAGCTCGGCGATCTATACGACGTTGATACCACAGGCGTAACCGATGGGCAAGTAATTGCATACGATGCAGCAGCGCAGGAATGGCAACCAGCTGACGACGCGAGCGGCGTTACTGAGTTGGGGCAGTTGACAGATGTACAATTCGGTCAGAGCGGCCCGGAAACGGGCGAGCTATTGAAGTACGACGGCAGCGAATGGACAAACGACACCATTGTCAAAAGCGAAATCGGATTGGGGAACGTTGACAATACAAGCGACGCAAACAAGCCAGTCAGCACGGCAACACAAACGGCGTTAAATGCGAAGGCCGATACTAGCGCCGTACCTACGGATTTAAACGACTTAAGCGACGTTACAATAGTCGGCACACCGGCAGGTAATCAGGCGCTTATATACGACGCGACAGCGGGCGCATTCAAATCGCAGGTGAGTTATACGAACCGTTTCGAAGATGACGTTGAAACGGGAAAGCAGGGCATTACAGGAACCGAACGCGCCTATAGTGTCAAGGGCGAAGGCGACGGAGTATTTGCAGACCCGGAAAGCGACACGCCAGCAGCGGGCAAAGTAATCGTGCGCAAGATTTACCACAAAACCGGATTCATTACAGACGCTGACGTTATAGGCGACTACACTTTGATCCACACCTTTGCGGACGATACAGCTTACGCGGATACCGTGGCGACCTTTGAAGGCTTTAAAGATGGCGCAACGTATGGCGTGCCACCGTTTACGTTGCTGCAAACATGGGAGGAAGTAGACCAAGCCAATTTGTTACTAGACACTTACACGGGAGCAGCAGCGGCGTACTCTTTGCGGAAACTCCGAACGCTGTACACAGGCGACGCAATTCGCGTTCGTAGGTCGTCAGACAACACCGAGCAAGATATAGGATTTTCAAACGATGAACTCGATACCGTTTCCTTGACGGCCTTCGCAGGTTCGGGCGATGCGTTCGTAAAAACTTGGTATGACCAAAGCGGAAACAGCAACGACGCGACGCAGACGACCACAAGCGCACAGCCAAAAATCGTTTCAAGCGGTGCGGTTATAACGGAGAACGGGAAGCCCGCGGTGCAGTTTGACGGGGCTAATGATGCTCTGAATAGTAGTTCCAGCGTTTCGTTGCCGTTAAACAACGCCTTTGCATTGGTCGCCAAAGGCATATCGACAGCGACGGACGAGGTGCTTAATATCAACTATACGAGCGGATTAAACGTAAGAATTCAATCAAATAACGTTCGGGTGTTGTATACAGACTCAGACCAAAACAACGTCGCAAGTGCTTCCAACAACCAGTTTTTATTATATGCAGGTCGGCAATCAAGCAGCAATACCGTTTACGGTAGTTTGGACGGCGGCGCACAACTTTCAGACACTTCGCTTGATTCGGGCAGTTGGAATACAGCCACAGGCACTTTACACGTCGGCGCAAGGAATGGAACTTCTTTAGAATGGGACGGACTAATACAAGAAGTTGTTTACTATGCATCTGACAAACTAAACGACCGCACGAACATCGAGGACAACATCAACACTTTCTATTCTATCTACTGATGAACGGATATATCATAGTCCTACCCGAAGGAACGCTTACAAGCGAACACCGAGCCAAAGCCATCACGCGCGAACTGTACAATATCACCGCGCCGTTGGTTACTCAGGAACCGTATCAAAAGGACGGCACGGTATTCGGAGTCATCGAACACCCGGACGGCATCCAATTCGCTTTGCAGGTGGATACGGAATACAACATCCCGGTAAGCCCATTAGCGACGCTTGAGAAGCTCATTACACTAATGCTAGAATTGAGCGAGGCAGAAATACGACAGCTTTCAAGCTACGTCCTTAACGCGCACTCATTCCCGTTTGGGGCAATCGTTCCCAGCACTACGACGGTAAGAACGCAGGAGTATATGGAAAAAAACGGATGGTTTCCGGATCAACCTGAAATTGATTAACTTGCACCCATGAAGGTTACAATTCAAAAGGCGTGCAAGCTACGCGGTAACAATTGGAAGAAAGGCGCAACGCCGTCAGTGACTTCCGACTTTGCCGCAGAACTAAAAGCAAAGGGATACCTCGACGCCCCAAAGAAAAAGAACGACTCAGAAAATAACGATTTAACAGAAGAATAAAATGGCCATTTTTAACGGTACAGAATTGGGTGTATATATCGGCGGCACGCTGATCGCAGCGGCAACAGATTGCTCGCTCTCCCTGAACATGGAAACGATTGACATCACCACAAAAGACAGCGCAGGATTTCGTGAGCTGCTCGGCGGTGTCAAATCGGGATCAATGAGCGTGAGCGGTTTGATTGATTACAACGATACATCAAACAAAGACGTCAACGATTTATTTACCGCGCTTTCAGATCGCACGGCACTCACTTTGAAGTTTGCGAAGGCCAATCCAGTAGTTGGCGAGGATTACAATTATTCAGCCACAGGATTTATCACTAGCCTTGAGCAGTCAGGCGGCACAGAGGACACAGCTACATACAGCGCGTCGTTTGAGTTGAGCGGTGTAATTACACAGACGGCTGAATGATCGAAGTAAACGGCACGGAGTACCCGGTGCGGTACAGCATGAAGGCGCTGAAGAAATTCGAGCGTAAAACAAAAGTCAATGTGTTCAGCCTATCCGATCCGTCGAAGCTAAGCGCAGACGCCTGCGCGTACCTTTGCTTCGTCGGCGTTGAATGTGGATGCAGCTTTGAAGGTCAGGACTTTGAAATGGACCTGATGACATTCGAAGATTACATAACGCTGGAGCACGTCACCCAGTGCTTTGATGCACTCGGCGAATACAGCAGCGAAAAAAAAGCATAGACGGCACAGATAAGCCGATCGGCTGGCCTGATATTATTCGGATGGGGATGGGCATTTTACGCCTGTCCCCTTCTGCGTTTTGGTCAATGACATTCGGCGAGGTAAGCCTTGCACTAGACGCCAACAGAGAGAGCGAAGAGATACGCGAGCGGATGGAGTGGGAGCGCACGCGGTGGCTCGGTTCTATGATCATGCAACCTCACCTAAAAAAAGGGCGTAAATTGCAGCCTAAGGACCTGATGCAATTCCCATGGGAGAAACCAAAGGCCAAGGCCGGTAAGCTTAACAAGGAAGAACTCAGGCAACGAATTTTAGAAAGAGATCAATGGCAAAGCTGAACGATTTAATCGTAACCATAGGAGCGCAAACAAAGCAATTTGATAAGGCGTTAGGTGCATCGATGCGGAAGATGCAGACTTTTGGTTCAAATACCAAGAAGCTAGGTAAGTCGATGACGCGCAGCCTTACCATGCCGATTGCTGCACTTGGTGCGGCAGCTATTAAATCGGCGGCTGATCTTGAAACCATGGAGGTTAGCTTTATCAGCTTGACAGGTGGCGCAAAGCAGGCCGCCGATATGATGGCCAACCTAAACGAATTCACGGCAAAAACCCCGTTTCAAATTGAGGCGGTAGCGAAGTCAGCGCGGCAGTTGATTGCATCCGGCTCAGGAATTGAAGACGTCAATACGCAATTGCAATTCCTTGGCGACATAGCGGCAACCAGTGGCCAGCCCATTGACGAAATAGCCGCCATCTTTTCGAAGGTAAACGCCAAAGGAAAGGTAGAGCTTGAGAGTTTAAACCAACTCGCCGAAAGAGGCATTCCAATCTTCACAGCTTTGTCCGAGGCTACCGGATTACCTGCCGATAAACTTGGCGCGGGCGCGGTAAGTGTTGAGCAATTTAACAGCGTGTTACAAGGCTTTAGCGAAGAGGGCGGCTTTGCCGCTGGCGCAATGGAGCGGCTGAGTGAAACGGCATCGGGTAAATTCAGCACGGCCTTAGACAACTTAAAACTAGCCGGGGCGTCTTTGGCGGAAAGTTTGTTGCCAACAGTCAAACAGTTATTGGATAAATTTGTTGGGCTGATGCAAGCGCTGACGCAGCTAAGCCCTGAAACAAAGAAATTTGTATTGATTGCGGCGGGCATAGCCGCAGCGATTGGCCCGCTGCTGGTTATACTGCCCAGCATTATACAGGGGTTTATGATGCTGCTCTCTCCTGTTGGTTTGGTCATTGCTGCCGTCGTCGGTTTGGGTATCGCGATCGTAACCTTTGCCGATGAGATTGCGCCGTATATAACCGACGTCATTAATTACTTTATAACGCTTTACAATGAGTCCAGCCTTTTGCGTGGCATCATTGGCGGCATTAAAGGCACGGTGCAAGTTGTATTCGATTTCTTCCTGTTCGCAGTTGATAGTGTCATCGGCGCATTTACAGACCTAGGCGCAATCATAGGCGCAATAATGCGCGGTGACTTCAGTGCCATACCTGAATTAATTGGCAACGCATTCAGCAACGCGGCGGATCGAATGGCTACGTTTGGCACGAAGGCAGCGGAGGACTTTACGGATGCAGTTAACACAGAGTTGGCACGCGAGCCGCTGGAGTTGGTTACAAAAGAAACAGTAGCCAACGCGTTAAGTACGTTGGGCGGCTTAACGAATTTAATACCGTCAGCCATTAGCGGCGGCGGTGCAGTGACACTGACACCCACACCAACCGAAACCGTAACCGTGCAGGCTGATCTTGAATTCCAAGATATTGAATTTATTGACGATGCAGATTTAGATGAAGAGGATATTGATAAGGTAATCGAGCGCACGAACCTTGTAAAGAATCAAATCAACAGCATTGCCCAAAGCATGGCCAACTTTATTGATAGCACATTCAAAAGCATCATAGCAGGAACGGCAACGTTTGAAGAAGTAATGCGCGATATGATCAAGCAGATGTTGATACAACTGGCTTCACTCATTGCTCAATTCGCCATTCTATCCGTGCTTATGCCCGGCAGTAGTTTAGTAAAGGGTGGGCTCGGTAAGTTTATAGGCGGCGGCTTTGGCATTCCACAGATGGCCAGCGGTGGCATCGTGAGCGGGCCCGTCATTGCGCAGGTGGGGGAGTACGCAGGCGCACAACATAACCCTGAAGTAATCGCACCACTCGACAAATTGCAGAGCATGATGGGCGGGCAAAGCGTGCAGGTGACCGGCAAGATTTCAGGCCGCGATATACTTCTAACCAGTGAACGAAATGCAATTGACCGAAACCGAGTAAGAGGATTCTAATGGCTGACGCAATACGACTGTACGCAGAATTTACCGACGACCTCGGCACAGACTACCGCTTAAACATTCATCAAAATGGTTGGCAGGTTACAGAAGTCGAATTCAATTTAGGCGCTGACGGTTTTACGCTGCGTTACAGTGGCGACAATGAAAACCGAATGCAGCCGATTATAGGCAGTGAGTTAACCTTTACGCTGATTGAGAATAATGCAAATCACACTTTATTTTTAACTGATCTAGCAACCAGCGAGGACGCGGATTTTACGATAAGCATCTTTAAAGATCCGGACGGGAATAATACTTTATTCTTTACCGGTGTGTTATTGGCTGAGCAAATCGCCCTAATGGATGAGGCCTACCCAATACAAAACACACTAAACGCGGTCGATGAACTTGGCAACCTTGCGAATACATTATACAACAATAACGGCACAGCATACACAGGCCGAGACAATATAGCGCAACACTTATACAAGGCTATCCTAAAAACGAGGGCGCTACACATTTACGATAACACAGATGTACTTATTAGGTATGCCAATAACTTTATACCTACGACGACATTTGCAAGCGTCAACGCTCTAATAGAATCGGAGGTTAATCACTCAGCATTTTACAATCAAAATGCAGAAGGACAACCGGAATTTTTTTCAACGTTTACTGTACTTGAAAATCTTGCCATAACGTTTAACGCGCGTATTTTTTACGCTGACGGTTGTTTTAATTTTATACCTGTGGGCGCAGTCATTAACGACGAGGAATTAGATTTATTCGAGATTACAAAAGCCGGCAGCGTAAGCGGTAGCAGCACGGCAGTAAGCACGGAACTTGTAGTTGGTACAGACATAATTAAACTTAGGGGCGGATCGCAGACTTTTTTGCCGCCTTTAAATGATGTGCGCCGCAGTTGGATTACAAACGCCAACTTCCCGCCTTTGTATGATAGCGCACAATTCTTAAACCCTACAGGACAACAGACAGCAATAGGAACAACCGTATCGGATAGTGATCTATTCTATGAGGATGACAGTGTATTAAGGTTGCAATTCCAATTTGAATACACTTATAGCGGTGGCGGTTCCTTTAGTGGTGAAGACATTCCGGGCAGGTTAGTCATGCGTTTCATAGTTAAATGCGGATCGCTGTATTATGTGAACGCCTTAAGCTTTGGACCTGTTGAGATAACTACGGGCAATTTTGAAGCGTCCTATAACTTGGAGAACATGGTGTTCACCGCCCCGGCGTGGAGCAGCTCAGCCGGTTATTTTTATGTGCCTATGCACACAAATTTCACTTATATAGATCGCAATACTGGCCAGATTATAAGCAACCAGATGAATCAATTTGGAAGCAATACCTTGAACGTAGCAGCGTACAATCAACCCCTGTCCATTGACCTCGATGAATTAACAAGCCAACAAACCGGCTTAGATATAACCGCCAATCTCATTGGATACGATCATGCTGGCGCAGTCATTACAGATATAACAGGTTTAAACGCCTACGGTAAACTGCAAAACCTTAGTGCCTTCGTCATGAATGGCAATGCAACTAACGGCGATGAGTTTATTTATAGCGCAAACACAACAAACGCAGGGCAACTAACGTTTGAACAACCAGCCGTTCAAATTGGTTCAACTTTATTTGATACGCACAAGAACATCTACGACAACAACAGCACGCCGGGCGAAATTATAACCGAATGGAGCAGCCTGCTGTATCCGTCTGAAGATACCGCGATTCATACGCTAGGAGTTAAAGAAATATTAGCAGGTCAAAACAACAGCACACCAATTAAGCGCGGCGCTTATCACACTGGATTTGTTAGCCCAATGAACTCGCTAAAATTTGGCTCTGATCGATACCTACCTTTCGAATGCTCTTTTACAGCTCGAAGCGTTGAGGGTGATTATGAAGCCTTTGAATTAAATATAGATAGCGCAGACGTAGTGACACCTGAGCCTGAAGTAATTGATACGCATGATCCGCAGGACGACAGTGAGCCGGTTTACGATATCCGTAACCTCTACGCACCGGACGCCGGGAATTTGCCGCCCAACATATTTAGAAGATTAATACAGCAGCCAGTTACTGAGGTGACTAACCGTGCAGGCACGACATATAACATAACCTCAACTGATGCCGTCCTTTTTAACGAGTGGACTGGTGGCAATGGTACGGCTACGATTAATCTACCAACGACAACAGGCAACGAAGGCCGCATTATACGTTTTAAAAGCAATGACACCATTGCAGCAAACAAGAACGTTTTAGTACGGCCCAATGTTGCAAGCGAAACAATTGACGGCGCAACGTCTTACGATTTTAATCGCAGCTATGACGGTTTAAGCATTCTTTGCCATGATGGTAAATGGTTTATAATACAAAAGAAAGAAAAAAGCGGTAGCAGTTCAGCAACTACAACACCGACAGTTGGAACTATCGCGAATTTTGAGTCAACACAAACAGGCACAATAACCGTTAGCAACTATGACAGCAGCGCAGAGTACCGAGTAAAATTATATAATTCCAGCAATTCAGAGGTAAGTCACACCATAACGGACAACAGCGACGGCACTTTCACAATTGCTGCGGGCTTATTTCCTGCAACTGGTTATTACGTTACGGTTGAGGCTGTGGGCTTTGGTGAGTTGTTAAGTGATACAGCTACGTCTAACACGTTTGAAGCAAGCGCAGCGCAAACCCAAATGCGGTATTGGCGTTTGCAAATCACCGACTCAACAATGACGCCAGTTGCAAATAAAAAAATCGCCCTCGGTGAATTCAGGTTGTATACTCAAACAGGCGCAAGCGGTACGGCGTACCCTTCTAATATGACCAGTGCAACAACGCCAAGCCCTTACGTCGTAACGAGGGGTTACCAATTTCAGCAGTATAATGCCTATTTTGCTTTTGACGGCAGCGGAAGTACTGCGGGTTCTATGTGGTGGACATTAGGCAACCATGCCGCCTCAAACGCATGGATACAAATTGATTTAGGTGCTTCCATTGATTTAGGAAACGGAGAATGCAGAATAACTACGTCAGGCGGTTGGACAGACGCAGAATATGCGGTATTGTATGGCAGTAATACGGGCAGTTTTTCAGGGGAGGAGCGCCGAATGGCGTTTTTCCAAAACATTAAAACCGCCGGCCAATCAGGTGGCACATTTACAACATTTACGCAGGCAATCACATGACACTTAACGAAGGAGCGACGCACGAAATTAATTCACGATGGCCTGAATACAAACAGCGAAACGTTGCATTAATGCCGGATCTTTACGGTGCGCAGTATCGGGATAATATGACAATAGGCATTGAAGTCGTTCGCGATTGGTATCACCAATTGCAGGAGCAAGGCGAAATTGCTTGGCGCATGAATGCCGAATTGACTAACTTGCTTAACGATTTAGCGACCTAAAAAAAATGATGATGTATGAAATTTTGCTCGCTTTATTGCCCGTCGTCGCCGGCTTAGTTGGTGTTTGGGTGAACCTTAATAGCACGGTGGCAAGGCTCAAAAGCCGGGTGATCCAGCTTGAAATCGACAGCAACGAGATAAAGAGCGACATGAAAGAACTACTGGCATCCGTCCACAAAATTGAGTTGATGCTTGCAAAGCTGCAAAAATGATTTGGCTTATCTTGGCAACGGTATTGGTAAACGCAACGTACAAGGCGCGCGAATATGGCCGTGCTGATGTTGCTGATATAATTATTTTCGTCGCAGCCTGTTCGATAATATGGAATTGAGATATTTCAGATACGAGGAATTCGATTGCAAGTGCAAGAAATGCCGCGCAAATTCTGAGGGCCTCGGTATCGACATAATGGACCACGATTTTTTAATGATGCTCGACGACGCACGCCACAAAGCTGGCGTAGCTTTTCGGATCAGCTCAGGCGTGAGATGCAGCGCACACAATAGGGCGAGCGGAGGAAAAAAGGACAGCGCACACCTTGACGGGTTGGCGGTTGATATAGTTTGCACAGACAGCAGGACGCGCGGGTATATACTTGGC